GTGTTTACAGCGTTTAAAGTTCCCTGTACATTAAGGTTACCATTAACTTGTAGGTCTCCAGATATTGTTACGTTGTCTGGAAGTCCAATAGTTACTGCTGCATTAGATCCGCTGTTTGGAGCAACTGTTACTTCATTGGCTGTACCAATTATTGTTGATACATAGTCACCAGTAGTTTGTGTGGCAAGGTTAATAGAAATATTGGCATCACTTGCGCTAGTTAATCTACCTTGTGGGTCTACTGTAAATGTTACTGTTTTGCTTGTTGATCCGTATGTTCCTGCTGTTACTGCTGTGTTGTCTAGATCTATTGTTGTTACGTTAGTTGCATTATTAAATGACTTTGTTAAGCCAACTCCGCCTTCTACATAAGACCCAATTGCATCTGTAATTACTTCTAAAGAACCAGAGGTGGAAATCCAGTCTGTGCCATTCCAGAAATACAGAACGTTGTCGCCAGTGTTATAGTAAACCTGACCTGATACTGGGCTGCTTGGTGCTGCCCCTAAATTTTGAATTCTAGCATTGAGTAACTCATTTTTGTTGAGATCAATACTAACTAAAAACTTTTTTGCCATTTGCTATCTCCTTTTTAGGACAGGTGTGCTGTCCCTGAAAATGGCTGAGCCATTGTCAATGTTATCGAATTTGTGTTGTTGTAATCTATGCCAGTTTCAAGCACATCTCCAGCGCTTGATTTTACTGTAACGTTCGGATTGTATCCAAGGTTGTGCTGTATTAATAAAGAATAAACTCCGCTACTTGGACCAGTTAACTGTGCAAGTTCCCAAGAATAAGATAGCGTGTTTGCTGTTAATGTTATTACTGCTGAATTTGCCCATGTTTGATCAGAGGTTTTTGGACCATATAATTTTGACGTTTCTTTGTCATAATAAAAATCATCTTGTAGTCCAAGATTATTTGCTGGGGTACCGTTGCCATTTAATATAGTTCTACCTCTAGGGCCTTGCGGTCCTGGAGAGGATACGACTACATCATTAACTATTTCATTTACAACAATAACTTCGGACATTATATTGTTACCGATCTATTTAAGGTCATGAAGCCCTCAAGGAGTTTTGTTTTATTCGAATTAGAATCTATAATCATAATGTCATAAGATGACTTTGGATAGAAAAGTTTATTAGTTTGTGTAGGTGTCATTTTTACTGAAACCGTACCTGTTGGACCATCGATAGTGATTCCACCCGAAGGTGAAGTTAAAGTTACTGCTAACTTTGTACTACTTTTTGAATCACGAATCTGCATCTTTGCTGATGCTCCTGTTAGATCAATAGCGTTACCATCGTCGTCTTTATATTGTAATATAAAACTAAATGTTGCATTTTGATCTACTTCAAAATTCTTCTGTCCTGCCATATGCCATAGTCTCCTATATAGGAATACTCCTGTACTAATTTTAGCACAGGAGTATTCTTAATTGACTATTTTATTTATGCTTTATTTGTAAATCCAAAAGCTGTTTCATTTGGGTTGAGTGCTTTTAGGAGTACGGGTGCAACAGCTGCAAACGCTCCCATCAAAAGATCTCTTGGGTTCGTATTCCCTGTCATATATAGGGCAAGTGCTGCCGAAATAAATGCTCTTCCGTAAGTTGATAGCGCTGAAAGAATCTGTTCTTGCATTGTTACCTTTCCATCCTTGTTTAAATCCTTTTTATCGAATTTAGCCATATTGTCATCTCCTTGTGGGCGGGTGCCCAGGAATTTTCGGTTTCCCGAATACTATAAGTTTACCACTAAGAAGAGATATCCACAAGTTCACAGTTTCCGTCTGAACTGCAAGCAAGGGTTGCTGAAGGTGAAGTGCCGTCTTCTTTTTCATAAAAAGACAGGTCTTCCCAGCGAATATTCTTTGGCATTTTTAATACTAAAGAGTCATATTCCTTTTCTGTTATTTCTTGATAAGGGGCTTGCTTGTAAGAATGGTCTGAGTGTGGCAAAAATGAAATTCCAGATACCTCATCAAAATTCTTGTAAACCCAAGCTCCAACATCCATCCACTCGTCTTCTTTTACGGAAACTGTAATAGATGGTTTATGTTCACACCAGGCACGTTGATATACCAACCAAATATTAAGGTGATCAATTGCTGTTAAATCATTTCTAACAATTGCTCCTTCTGGAGCCTTAACTGGAAATGAAAATACGTATGTATCGTTTGGCTTCATTACGTCATCTTCGACTGGAATTCCAACTTCTTTTAAAAATGTAGAAATTGGATCTCCTTTTGAACCACGAACTGTACGAATGTAATATGGTGAATGCCATGGATGCATTCCTGAAGATACCCCGACCAATTGAGACACTGTTCCAGAGGGCTTTACACATGTAATAGCAGCAGACTCAGGAATCCCAATTTTCCCAGCCTCTTCCTTGTTTACTTCCCTTGCTTTTTCACGAAGCGTCATAAGAAATGCCTCTAAGGATACAATGTCTTCCTTGCCAGACATAAACTTGTGTCCGAACTGCCCAGTCAAAGAAACACCAAGGAGCCTTTCTTCTTCTGTATTGTCTTTCCAAATCTTACGAAGATATTTAAAGTCTGTTAGCGTTGATTGCCATGTGCCAAGAATTGTAGCAAGCTCAACCTTGCGTTGAATATCCTTCTTTGTATCTTTTTCACGTAGTACGACTTCTGAAAGGTTACAAAACTGGTAAGGACGTAAAATAATTTCTGAACATGGGTTAGTTCCGTAGTGTATATCTGGATCTCTTCTTCCATATTTGGCTGCTTGGGCTTGAGCTGCGGCCACATTATATATACCTCGTTCTCCCGACTTTGAATCATAAAGAGATTTCCATTCTGAAATAAATTGCTCCATCTCTGGTTTGCGAGAGTATGCAACAGAGTTATTTGATAGTGCACGTTGAGGGCTTAGCTCCCACCAGTTACCAGATTTGGCTTGTGCCATTTCAATATCATTAATGTTTGAAAGAGATATCATTGCAGAGCGTCGAACACCGCCTACAACAACAACTTCGCCAATCTTGCACATAATATCATGGCATTCAATTGGCTTTAAGTTTCTTCCTGTAGCATTTTTAAATTTAGCAATTGTAAAATCAAAAAGATTTATTAATGGTTGTGGCCCAGAAGATCTGCCTCCCATTGTCTTTAAACGTGCCCCTGAAGGTCTAACTTTTGAAACATCAATAGCTGGAATGTGTCCTGTCCAAAGTAAAGCCAACAGCTCACGATATGCTTTTGCCCAACCTTGTTTTGAATCTTCAACAACAATAACTGTATCTGACTTTTCAAGTTTTTCTGGGACTGGCGGAAGTTTGTTGATGTACTTGTATTCTACCGAGAACCCAACGCCAGTTCCGCACATTAGAACATACATTGTTTCATCAAAAGAACGGGGAGAATCAACTGGAAGAAAAGCACAGTTGTATCCTGCAACATTATCTCTTTCTAATGCAGTACCTGAAGTCATTACAGATCTCATAGACGGCATAACATTTCGTTCAAAAACAAACTCTTTTAATTCCGCAACTAGCTTTTCATTTGGAATATAATTATGGTTTTGCTTTAGGTGTTCTGTCATAAAAGAAAAATATCTATCTACTGTTTCTCCCCAAGTTTCTCTACGCCCATCTGCTTCTACCCATTTTGCATATCTAGACAGTGCAATAAAGTTTTCATAAGGATTTTCAATAGTATTTTTCATTTGTCGCCTTTTCTCCGCCCTGCGGTATATTTTTGTTTGAGTTACTATTCTACCAAAAGAACTTTCTTTAAGGAAGAGATATCAAAATGTTTTATATTTTAGCGTGTATTTTATTGATCGACCAGAATGCTTGACATTGAAATTAGAAATAGTATACTTTCAATAGGGGGGTCGGGGGGTCAGTAAATCAATAAATTATTAAATATAAGATATATTATAATATATAAAGAGTAGTTTGTATACTTTTAATTTCAGTTAACTGACTTGACAGTAACTTAGACCCAATGCTATGATTGTAGTTCGTTATCTCTATAGGAGGAAATGCCAATGGAGAATATAAAGACGCAGTTTAGTGATCTGATTCACAACTGGACAGTAATAGCAGTGGCAACACTGTTTTTGTTTTCTGGAAGTCCATCATCAATCGCTTTAACCGTGACAGAACCTTTAGTGAAAACTGAAGCCCAATTAAAGCAAGAAGTCTTAGATAGTTTTAGTAAAGAAATTTACAAGCCATCTGAGATGCTTACAGACGAAGATCTAGTTATGCTACTCAAGACTGTAGGATTCGAAGGAGCGGGCCTTAAAAAAGCCTGGTCAATAGCAAAGCGTGAATCTAATGGAAGACCGCTTGCATATAACGGGGACAGAAAAACAGGAGATAGTTCTTACGGATTATTTCAAATAAACATGATCGGAGATTTAGGTCCAGCAAGACTTGAAAAGTTCGATTTGAAGAGTAACAAGGAGTTATTCGACCCAGTAACAAACGCAGAGATAACGTATTACATGACCAATGGCGGAAGTGATTGGTCAGCTTGGAAGGGTATGACCCCAAGAGCTAAGGAATTTTATTTAAAATTTCCGACAAAGTAAAGGGGATGGGATGAAGATACAATATGTATCAACCTACATCTCCATGTCAGAAGATGGATTGGTTGAAAAGCTATTATGCCCAGTAGACCAATCCAATCTTTTTTGTAATCAAGACCTAGAAGACAGAATATTTCTTTATTGTCTAGAATGCCAGTATAAAAACTTTATTGGCCTCGACCTCTACAATAGAATTATTAAGGCGGTAGAATTAAAACATGTCAGTAATAATTAATGGTAAAGATTACGGTGATATAAAAGAACTTCGGGTCGGATTCCAACCAGAATTTTCTTTTTTATCTTCTAGGAGCGTTACAGATAGAACTCAAATATTTAACCTCCCAATAAATCAGATTCAGCATGGAATGATTATTTTTGATAGGGGTCGAGAAGAGCTTATTGATTCTATATACGTAACGCCAGAAGACCCAAGAACTTCTTTTTATCATCTACACGTATATAAAACATCTGGACTTTCACTTAGATCAAACGTTTCAGCAATGTTTAATGGACTTCAATGTTACACAAATTTTATTGGTTTATATGATAAAGAACAAATACTTTCTTCAAAGCTTATATCTGGACATTTTTTTAGAAAACCGATAGAAGAGTTTAAACTGGCAAATAAAAAGCTTCATTCTTTTACTTTAATAAGGAATCCTATTGATAGGATGATTAGTCACTATGTTTACGAAAGCCATTTATATAAAAATCCTACAGTAAGCCTTGATGGCTTTAATGAATTCTTATATTCTGATGAAAGATCTATAAAAAATTTACAATCAAAGAATATAACATCTTCTATGGATACTAATGGATCAAATAGGGTAGCAAGAGCACTAATAAATGGTGATGAGACTTTAGAAATGAATTTTAGATCACTTGGTTTAACTGATAGGCATATATCAAGTCATACAAATGAGCACAAATGGATTGATTATATTTCTGATTTTTCTATAATTGGTACTATGGACAGCAGAGAAAAATTTATGTCTAGCCTGTATGATTTATTAATAAGTGAAGGGTATAGCGGATCTTTTGGTCCAGAACAATTTGTAAATAAATCTTCCACAGTAGCAAAAGACTTTAAGAAAACTTTAACTAAAGATATGATTGACAGATTATATTTTTTAAATAAATATGACTTTGAACTTTATGATTACTTTTTGTCTAGAGGCCTTTAATGGAAAACGAATCTAAACCAATACCGATAACAGATGCAATGGGAAGAGAAATTTTTTGGGAAGACTTAGGGAGGCCAGACGATGCAAGAAAGCAATAATCTAGAAGATAATTTGCCTATGGTTAATTATATAATGCTACATAGAATATATGACTTGCTTACAATAGTTGCAAATAGCATTGATCCAGATAAAACTTCAAAAATGATAGAGTTTCATGAGTCTGGATATCTTCTTGGTCCAGCCCCATCCTTTACACCACAGGATGAAGAATGAAAAAAACAACTTCCCCATTCTTTAATCAAAAAAGAAGATACCCTTTTGTCCCTAGAGTAATAACGAGGAAAAGATTACGTAATAGCGATTTTAAAGACTCTATACCTAAAACTATATCTCCAAAAGAGCTATTATTTAAATCATGGAAAAACAAGGCAAAAGTTTTTAAAGAAATTAGAGATAATTATGGTCCGTGCTCATCATTTTTTATTGGCAACGAGCTAACAATAACAGTATTTTCACCAGAACTTGTTTATGAGGTTTTAGTTGGACAACAAAATAAATTTATTAAAGGTAATGGATGGAACAGGATAAGAAAGTTTGCTGGTGATGGCCTTGTAACAGCCGAGCAGCCAAGCCATATAAAAAATCGAAGAATGATACAGCCAAACTTTAACCATAAAAAAATTATAGAAGAATACTCTAAGGTTATGGTAGAAAAAACAACCGAAAAGGCAATCTATCTACACGCTTCAAAAAATAAACTGGATTTGCATGAGCAGATGGTTTCTTTAGTTTTTGATATAGTTTTAGAAGCACTTTTTGGAGTCACAGAAAAAAAAGATTCTGCTTCAGTAAGAAAAAATATGGAAATTGCAATGGATTCAGTTGAAAGAACAATTGCAGCTGGTCTTGATAGGTATGACTTTACACCGCTTCCAGTATTTAAAAAATTTAGAACAGCTTCATTAGATCTGCATGAATTTGCTCTTTCTCTTATAAAAGAAAGAAAAGCCGAAGGCAGTGAAAAAGAAGATTTGCTTACATTTTTAATAAACTCTGAAATGACACCACAACAAATATCAGATGAAGTGCTTACAATTATTTTAGCTGGATTTGAAACGACAGCCAACACATTATCTTGGGCATTTTCTTATTTGCATGCAAATCAAGATGTATATAACTTAGTAGTCTCTGAATCACAAAGAGTTATTAATTCTGAAAACTTTTTAGAGGAAGTAAATGATTCTAAAATTCTTGATAGCATTATTAAAGAAACACTAAGATTAAATCCTTCACTTTGGGTACTGCCAAGGATGGCAGCAGTAGACGTAACAATTGGTGAGTATTTTATACCTAAAGGATCTAATGTAATTATGTCTCCGTTTGTAACCCATAGAGACGCATCAATATATCAAGACCCAGATTCTTTTATTCCAAGCAGATGGAATGGGGACTTTGAAAAAAATCTTCCTAGAGGAGCCTACATACCTTTTAGTGCTGGTCCAAGAAAATGTATAGGTGACCAATTTGCCTTACTTGAAATGAAAATAATTATTGCAATTTTTTCAAGCATGTTTAAAATTGAAACTGTTGGAAAATTTCCAGAATCTGCAGCTAGAGGAACATATAGGCTTGCTCGTAGAGTAAAGATAAAAATAAAAAATAATAATGTATAAGATACCACCAACCATAGACAATCTAGAACTTTCTCATTCTTTAATGGACGACCAGATGCTGTCTTATAATGACGATCAAACTTTATATTTTTTAAAAAATTTGTGCGACCAGCAACTTGGAATAAAAAACAGTGTGGATTTTATATACGAAAAAACAGACGATATTCTTCCATCTGTTACATGTATTATTTGTACAGATGGACAAGTGACTGTGTCTATGGGTTTAACAAAATCAAGAATACCTATGAATAAAGGAGATGTTGTTATCTTCCCAAGTGAAATGCAGTATAGCGCAGATCCATATGAAAACACAAAAGTTAAAAAAGTTTTATATAGCAAAAATGTAGATATTTCTTCGGGGTCTCAACAATTTATTGTAACTTCAACTATTATAGATAAGTATGAAATATCAATAAATGCTGACAGCCAAGAAGAGGCTATAGAGAAAGCAAAACTAGCCCCAATATCAAAATGGACGCACCTTGACCTTTATCCAGAAGTAAATGATAGGAAAATAATAAGGTACGGCAAATGGTGTAATTTTGAGTCAAGGCCATTGACTTAACCGATTATATATTTTATAATTGATTTGTGGGTTGAGTTCGCTCCTCACAGGCACCCAGTCGAATCCGCCTTTGACTGGGTGCCATCCATAAACCTATAAATGGTATAATTTAATTATGACACATTTTAAAAAACAATACATACATGAAGGCATATATTGTATTGAAGATTTTTTAAATGAAGAAGAGCTTAACATTCTTTATTCAGAAGCTATTGAAGAAGACTGGCCTGAAGATGATTCAGATATAGACAGCGCAATAAAATCAAATTGGTCTGGTAAAATAAAAAAAATAAAAGATCAATCATTAATGAAAAATATTGTGCTAAGAGTTAAAGAGCAGATGCCACAAGACAAAAAATATGTGCAATTTACTAATTCAAAGTCTATAAAAAGATATAGAGTAGGAGATTTGGATAGAGGCGGAAAGTACGCAATGAATCCACATCACGATGGTATTAAACACCCCTGGGAATTTGGCGGAATTATATATCTTAATGATAATTTTACTGGCGGAGAAATAACATACGAGAATATTGGTAAAACTGTTAAACCAAAACCAGGAATGCTTGTTATGCATGAAACAAATGAAGATTGTGTTCACAGGGTCGAAGCAGTTACAGAAGGCACAAGATACATGATAACTTTTTTTGGCGGAGATCCAGAAAATGAAAAGCTAAAAAGCCAGCTAGACTATTATTTAATCGAAAAGGGTAAAATGGATGGAAAATAATTTTTATACAGAAATAGAAAATTTTTTTAACGCAGACCTTTATCAAAAAATTTTAGATTTTGCAAAAGATGAAAGCAACTATGTTCTTTGCGGATACGACCCAAATGGGTTTTGGGATAATCGTGCAAAAAGAATTGAGCCCGAAGAGCTCAGGATACAGCTTACATATAACTTTAAAAACAAGGTATCTCTACCAGAAGGAATTTCTGACGTAAATCCAGTAACATTAGTTAAATTTGCAGACTATGAAATTAATGGCCCAGACGAAAAATATACAATTCCACCACATTCATTTAATAACCCACCACATTACTGGGACTACCAAGTTATTATAAATCTAAACGATGACTATGAAGGTGGAGAAATTGAGTTCCCCAAGCAAGGCATAGTAATAGTTCAAAAGCCTAATAGCGCAGTTTGCTTCAGAGGTGACGTTGTTTACCAGATAAATAAAGTTCGTTCTGGTAAAAAGTATATGATTACTTTGTTTGGTAAATAATTAAAAAGTTTTTGCTTTAGCCAGCGCAGATTGATACGCTGCATTTACAAGAGTAAAGTCTAGGCTATCTGATAGTCTGGCCATTTTATCTTGTATCTGTGGATAAAGTTCATTTCTATTTGCTGGATTTACTACTATGTCTGTTCTTACAAGAGTTCCGTTGTCAGCTTGCATTTCAGCTAATTCAAATAAAGATTCAAATTCAGATGAGATGTCATAGTTTGCAGATTGTAATATATCTTTAACAACTAACATTTTTTTGTCAGGATCAACTATGTCTTCAAATTTATAAACAAGGTGACTTGCATCTGCATATTTTGCTATAGCTAAATAATATTTTTCTAGTTTCTTCATTTCAATAGCTGCAGTTTTTACAAAAAATACATCTTCATCTAGCAATCGATTTGCTAAAGCAGGATTAGTAGCTCCGTCTCTTCTTGAAGACATTATAAGCATAATTAGATCTGATAAAATAACATCATACGGATTTCTTATGATAGCAACTTGAATTTCATTTTCATGCGTAGTTGCCCACTTTTGAATCTTGCCGACTGCGCTAGATCCAACATCTAATTTTTGAAAAAACAAATCAGTATTGTTTTCCAGGGAGTGTCTAACCATAAGTGCTAAATAGCTACTAGATGTTCTGCGTGGCGCATTTACAATTATCTTCTTCATATACCTATTTTACACTACATTGTTTCTAAATAGTGCAAAGTGCGAAAAAGTGAAAAGTGCGGCGGCAGAAGAAGACATTTAGGTATATAATTAATACATGAGCCCAAGATACTTTTCTAAATTTACACAAGCTCCTAGAGCTGATGAAAACTGGTATCATTTTACCCCAAGTAGGTATCCAGAAAGTTCATATGAATTCAAGATTCATATGTATAAGTTAAAGGTCTACGCAAGACTAAAGAAAATATTTAGAATTAAATAGCTATATATTAGCTTGAATTTCGTATCGTCTATTTTCAGTCAACTGAAATAATATGTTCATCAATTTAGCACAATCATCATGTCTCCACCACATGTCGCAATATCCGTCAGAAACATTTAAACACTTGTTGAGCTCGTTCTCCAGATACTCATTTACATAGCCTAGACAGCTTCTAGCGACCTTTTGGTAGTCGGTTGGATAGTTATTGCTGGCGGAAGTAGATTTGATCTCATAGACCATCTGAGAGATGATTCTAGCTCTTATCATAGTTATCCTTATATTGTTTATCTTCTGTATGCCAGAAAGCAGCAGTATATCTTGTTCCTCCAGTAATTGGGAGTACTTCATGTACTATTGAAGCACTGAATATAATACAGTCTCCTTTTTTAGGTCTGTAATATTCTCCATATTCTGGAAATCCTATTTTCCCGCCCTCATAATCATCATTTAAATAAACTACAGAACTATGAGACAGCATTCTTGTCCATTCAAGTGCATCATCTGTATGTGGCAAGCATCTTGATCCAGTTTCCCATAGTCCAAGATTAGCTGACTTTGTATATAGATCAACATCTAGGTTGTGCAGCTTAGATGCATTTGCCCCTTGCTCACAAAGAAAGTCATTCACATCTGGAGTTAGTCTACAGACCTTATATCCAGCAATTTTAGAAAGATCAATTCCATTTCTTCCACGATCTTTTGCCCGTTCTTGAATTAACAGTATTGCTTTATCTGAATCTTCATCTGATATAAAATTACTATAAACGTATACTGGAGCTTTACCTAATTTAAGCATTAGGACTTCAGTTCTTCTGGACCTACAGGGATTTTAATATCCTGTAGCTTGTAATACTCATCTCGAATCATTTTCTGATGATGATCGTCGTCAGATGGAATTCTTGGCCAAAAGTCTATGTTCCATATGAGCAGATCAATTTGACTTCCCGCCTTTAATGTTTTTTCTTCTCTCCAGTGCAATTGATCAGTTCCAATAAACAATAGTCCTTGATTAAATTTAAGGTTGAATGTTTCTTCCCCAATAATAATTGCCCAGTCTTCGTTGTAGTTTAGCTGCACATCAAATACTGCTTTATGATATGGCCTTCTGTCAAAATGTGGAGCAAGCTTTGTTTGATATCCATATTTTGTGCTATATCTAATAATAAAAGGATCTTCACGGCACAGCATTTTTTGATTAAAAGTTTTTGTCATCAAATTTTCAACTGTTTCAAAAACTCCTTCTATTTTTTGTTTTTGTATTACGTAAGAAGTTCTTCCAAACTCTGCCTCTAGAGGTTGCTCTTTTTCATCAATACAAGAATAGATTTGATCTATTTCTAGTTGAGTAAAAACATTGTCTATAACTACTGGCTTAAATTTAGCTAGCATCTCTGGATTTTCTAAATAATCTATTTGCTTTTCCATTAGTTTGTTTCTCCTTCTTGCTTTACACCAAAATGCAAAAATAGCATGTGCATGTACTGGTCGTCATCAAACATTTTAAGCTCTCTTTTGTGCCTTTGGTTTGTTCCAGAAAACAATATTGCTTGGTTGTCTTCTAGAATGTAGCTCTTATCTTCTACAATAATAGCCCAGTCAATATTAGATGCCATTTGTACATCTAGTGTAATTCTTGGCCCCCCCATATTTACGTCAAAGTGCTCAGGTAATGTTGGTCTATGTGCTGGCCCATTTTCTGTTCTTATATTCTGATATACAGCGTAAGAACATCCTAAAATTTCTAAATTTTTTGTTCCAGATAGATTTTCTGTAATGCTTATTACTTTTTGTGCTAATTCCTCATCTAGATCAAACTTATGCTGTCTTTGAGAAAATATTTCTTTATATGTGACCACTCTAGCGGTCAACGCACTAGACATAATTCTATTAATTTCTTCTGTGGTAAATATATTTTGTACAACCTGAACATCTGAATTCCATATGCTATTTGGTTCTGGTTGACCAGGATTTCTAGGATAACCTATTAAATCTTGAGTGTTACGAAGATTATTTTCATTTATATTATTCTGATTTTCGCTATTCATTTACCAAGTATATCATTTTTAGGTTGTAGGGATACTGGGATTTGAACCCAGAATCTATTGTATATAAGACAAGTGCTTTAACCAGATTAAGCTATATCCCCTAGTTTATATATAGTTGTAGGATGAACCCACATATATTAACTAGGACTACTACAATCCCGATCTTAAGCATTAATTTCATTTCCCGCCCTTTGTTTGCAAAACAACTTTTTCTATGCAAATTGTGCAAAAGTTCTCAAGTATGCCTCTAGCGTTAATACGCTCCACATACTTTGGGTTTTCACAAAAGTCACATTTCATATCTACAGTATACTCTATATTCTAGTCAACTGCAATATCAGATCTCAGAAAATGTTAATATATTTTTATCTTGTATGATACAGTATCTGAGAAAGGTGTTTTATTCTAGATAGACCGCACATATTGAGCGTGGGTGTGATAGACCTCACAAAGATTTATTTTGATTTGTCCCTAATGTCCGAATTTGAATTGGCTAAATGTCAGTCCCCCCTGCTAGACTAAATATATAAAGATAAACAAAGAAAGGAGTTCCAAATGAACTCACTATATGAAAATAGAAACTCTCTAGAAAGTAGAGAGCAACTCTTAACCCGACTAGGAGACGCTATATGCTCCGAGTGTGGTTGGCTATCTATCCACCGAGATGTGTGCTCTAAATCACACAACGCCTAACGGCGTGTCGCTTGTAAATGTCAGCCCTATCGGCTACAATTACAGCATAACAACTAAATAAGAATTAGAGCGTGAGCCTAGCAAATAATCCGAAAGGTGAGCCTAGCAAATAACCGCTCAACAACCAACTAACTACTAACGAAAGAAGAACAGATAATGACTATCACTTATACACTATGGCAAGGCTCTCAACTATTAGCCGTAAATCAAAAGGCTAGTAAGCCCGAAGAAATCTTAGCGGTAATCGCTGAACTAAATAAACTCGGTAAGGGTTTCACTTATAACATTAGAGAAGTAGAGGTAAAGTAATGATGACTAAATGGGATACTAT